CCACCAGAAAACCCAGCAATGTCTGTTAGAATTTATAAAGAAGAAGATGGCAAGTGGGAACCAACAGCCTATAGTATTGGGATGATGTACAAGGATGCAACTGTTGCAGACATGAACAATCACAATATGGATTCAGAGGTTGCTATGGCAATGTACGACTCATCAATTGGTAAATCACAAGAAATGGAAGATGAAATGGAAAAAGCAAAAAAGCCTAACTATGGTGAAATGATTCAGCCACGCCGTGGTGGGTCAACACCTTCTAACCCACGACTTTATGCAAGAGTTGTTCAGGCAGCAAAAGATAAATTTGATGTGTATCCATCTGCAGTTGCAAATTCTTGGGTAGTACAAGAGTATAAGCGCCGTGGTGGAACATATAAGTCTGAAAAAGAATTAGGATCAGATAATTTTTGGAATGGATTTTTAAAATAATGCCAAAGAAAAAAGCACAATCATTTAATGCAACACAAATTAAGGACGGAAAGATTGTTCGTATGAATAAAAACGGTACAGTTAAATCTATTCTTGGTCCATATGAAGTGAAGCATCCAAAGAAGGACAAGTAATGGCAGATACATACTCACCTAATGCTGGTATGAAGGCTGCAGCACGTCGTGCTTTAAAGTGGAAAGAAGATGGCAAAGCAACTGGTGCTGGAACTCCTGTAGGTTGGGGTAGAGCAACTGACATTGTTAGTGGAGCATCTATGTCTCTTGATACTGTTAAGAGAATGTATTCTTTCTTTTCTCGTCATGAAGTAGATAAAAAAGGTAAAGGTTTCTTTGATGGTCCAGAGTTTCCATCTAATGGAAGAATTATGTGGGATGCTTGGGGCGGAGATGCAGGATTTGCATGGAGTCGTGCTATTGTTGAGCGTGAAAAAAGTAAGACAGAAAAGGTTTGGGACGGAAGTCCGTTTAGTTTTAAGGGGGAATAAATATGGAAGATTTAACGATTGATGAATTAAGACAACTGCTAACATTTTATAAGCAAAGAGCGTCAGATGTAGAGTTTACATTTTTGCAGACACAGATAAAACTAAATAAGTTTATCTCTGCTCAATTAGTTTCAGATCAAAATGCTCCAAAAAAAGAAACATCAGAAAAAACAACTAAATAATTAGGAGAAAAAATGCAGGCTATTTTAATTATCGGCTTGACATTGATCTCTTTTTCATCTATAATTATAGTAATGAACAAAAAAAGAAAAAAGTCTTTTAGTAAAGTGCTATATCGTCAAAGCGATATGCATAATATATTAAAAGATTTTTTCTTTAAAGACATTTTTGATGAAAAAGTTGTTACATCTCAGTCCAAAATTTGGAAAGATAAACAAACAACTAAGGTAGTCATAATAGATCAAAAGGCATATTGGGTATCAAATAACATGTTCTATGTTGGAGATACAGTAGATGGAAAGGTCAGACCAGAAACTGGAAGACCTTTAGATACAACTAAAATGTCAAAGAGAGAAATAGATAAGATGTTATTCATCCTGGATAACTTAAAGAATGGGAAACTAAATGATAGTGGCAGTACAGGGAACTAATGAGTTTGATGACTATAACCTATTCCTTCGTGCTATAAGTGTTGCTTTATCTGGAATGAAGGAAGAAGAAAAAGATTTTATAATTTATTCTGTTGGTCCAACAAGGATTAATTCTTTTGTTTCAGAGTTTTCAAACCTTTCAGAAAGAGGAATGAAAGCAAGGGGTCGTAAGATAAAGTTTTATAAAGTTCCAGAAAGTTGGGTACATGACAACATGGATCAAGTAAACTATTTTGCATTTCTTAGCAAACCTAAAGAGCCAGTATCAAAATTAACTACTTTTGCAGAATCAAAAAATGTAGAAGTAGGAATCTTCCGTTACTAAAAGAAAGAATACAATGATAATTAATTCGTTAGCACACATGGAAAAGATTGTTTCAAAGAATAAAGAACTTGATTGGGTTGGTTGGGACGTTGTAGAGCGTAAGAGATCAGACCTTGCAAGAACATCTCCAAGCGGAGTACGTGTAAAAAATGCATGGTACATACAAAAAACCTTTAACCTTGATCGTAATGGTTGGGATATTCCAAACAAATACGGTCAGTAAATGAAGCAACATTTATGGAAAGATCAAGCAGCGTGTCTTGGTCTTGATACTAATATCTTTTTTGATAAGTATGAAGACAATGTAGAGGTACGCCCAATTGTAGATTCAATGTGCCAAAGATGTCCAGTATCAAAGGTTTGCTTTGCTAACGGTGTTTCTGGTAAAGAGTATGGTGTTTGGGGTGGAGTATTTCTTGAACTTGGAAATATATCTAGAGAATTTAATAAACATAAAACTAAGCAAGACTGGGCTAATACCTGGCAAGCATTGACGATGGAGAAGTAATATGTGGTCATGGGTATTAGCAGTAATTGGTGTAGCAGGCATCTACTTTGTAGGTCGTAAAAAGAAATGGGCATGGATATGGCTCATATTTAACGAATGCTTATGGATCATTTACGCAGTGGCTACTGATCAATACGGTTTTATATTTGCCGCTGTTGCATATACCGCCGTTTATATAAAATCCTTTTTACATTGGAGAAAGGACGAATAATGTATACAGATCAAATGCGTAGAGCCTTTCACTCTGTTATACCTCCAAAAGGATTTCAAATAGAATTAATTGATAATGATCATTTTTTAACTATTAAGTTAAATGAATATAAATTTGCAAAAATGGTTCATGACGATAAAATACAGGCTCTTCAGTATGTGTTAAACTTAAAAAAGGCATTAGAGATGGAAGGCGCAATAGTTTTGGTAACAAGAGAGGCAATAAAGTGAGAATATTTATATCTATTGCTTCTTATCGTGATCCAGAACTTCAGTGGACTATTAAAAGTGCTATTGAAAATGCTAACAATCCAGACAATCTATACTTTGGGGTTGTTCATCAAGGGGTTGACTCAGAATTATTTGACATTGACTCAGTTAAAAACATGTCTTTAATTAAGATGCATCCAAAAGAGGCAAAAGGTGCAGGATTTGCAAGAGCAAAAGCGATGGAACTGTACTCTGGACAAGAGTATTTTCTTCAAATTGATTCACATACAAGGTTTGCTCCTGGGTGGGACTTAATATGTATTGATCAGTTAAACAGGGCTAAAAATATATCTGGTCATAGTCGTGTATTGTTGTCATACTTTCCTGCCCCGTTTGAACCTGAAAGAAATGGAGGTATGTTTTTAGTAAAAAATAACCCAAAGATAAAAGACTATCCAACTAGACAAAAAATATTATTAAATAAAAGAAAACAATGGACAGCAGAAAGATTTGAGTTTGATAGTAAACTAAAAGAAAACCCAGAACTTTCTCAAACAGTTCTTGGTGGCTTTATGTTTTCAGATGGATCAATAGTTAACGAAGTTCCATATGATCCAGAGATTAGTTTTTTTGGTGAAGAGATTTGTTTTGCCATGAGATCATGGACAAGAGGGTGGGACATATACTCTCCTTCAAAAAATATTGTTTATCATTTTTATTCTCGTGGAGGATATAGTAAGATATGGAAAGATAGAAATTTACGTGGCATGTCTTGGAAAGAGATAGAAGAGATATCCTATAGTAAACAAAAAAGAGTTCTTTGTGGCGAAGAAGAAGGAGTTTTTGGTGCTGGAAACATTAGAACCCTTGCCGAGTATGAGATCTTTACTAATACTAACTTTAAAGATTTTTATAGTTTGACAAAGCCTTAGTCTTAGGATATAATTAAAACATGTGGAGTGGTGATATGAAAGATATTTTTATTGTTGTTTTTGCAACATTGTCAGTTTGCTTTGCAGCCTCATACATTTTGGTTTTAAAACAATCTATTAAACTTAAAAGAGATGTTTCAAAACTTTTTATTGAAAAAACCTTGCTTCAAGAATATATTGAATTAAATAAGTCTACAAAAATAAAAGAAGATTCAGATGATTCAATACATAAAGAAAACTTTATTAAGTTTCTTTCTGACTCACGAGACTGGGCTTTTTCATATATTGAAAATGTGCAAAAGGGATTAACTAATTTTGTCAATGACGTTGATGCAGACATATCCCACTTTGACGAATATGGAGATGCTTTGTCTATGTCAAGGCCAGACTATCCATCTATGAAGAATATTTCAAAAGCATATAAAGAATTAAAAACACTATTGCCAGAGGATGAAATAAAATAATGAGAGATATATTATTGTCAACACTAACAGGTTTTGGGTGTGGTGTAGTATTTGCTGCATTCAAATTGCCAGTTCCAGCACCGCCAGTTTTTGCGGGAGTCGCAGGAATTGTAGGGCTATGGGCTGGATATGCTATACTAATAAAGGTTCTATCCTAGGAGGAAAAATGAACACAGAACAACTAAAGGCACTACTTGCATCATACGGACGTTCAGTCCTTGCATCAGGCCTTGCACTATACATGGCAGGCGTAACAGATCCAAAGGATCTATGGACTGCACTTGTAGCAGCAATTGCACCAGTTGCAATTAGAGCAATCAATCCTAACGACAAGGCTTTTGGTATCTTGCCAGATGCTAAGGCTGTAGAGACCGCTCTGAAGGCTGCTAAGGCACCTGTAAAGAAGAAGGCACCTGCTAAGAAGGCAGCGCCAAAGAAGTAATATTTACTTACAGAATCGCCAGTCTAGAGATAGGCTGGCTTTTTTGTTTTACGAGTTAATTAAGTTTATGTATTTCTCTTTTAATGACTCTGTTGAAAAATTAAGAAATCCAAGATCAAATGCCTCTTGTTTAATTAAACTATTTTTCTTTTCCATGTATTCATCAACTGTTTTTGCAAGTGTTTTTGGATCAACATCATATACATCAATAATAGCCTTAGCCTTAAACTCATCAATCTTATTTGCTTCTACCGTCCACTTGTCAGGAAGAATAGCATTGTTTGGAGAGATGCGGGGCATAAAAACAGGTAGCCCACTAAGAAGAGCCTCATTCATAGGTAAACATAATCCAGCATACCTTCTAGGTAATACCATTGCATCATAGCCAGAGTATAAATCTTCTGGTTCTTTTGTTGTATTAGTCTGGATAGTTAGTCTTTCATTAGTATTTCTAATACCTAAATCAGTTTGAGTTTTAATTACAACTTCGTAATCTCCTGTAGAATACTTAAGCATTTCTATTACAGAATTAGTACCGTTTCTATCTTTAACTGCAGCCTTACCACCAATATGTAGTATACGATTATGACTCTTTGACATATTATTTTCTTTTGCATTCTTAAAGTTTTCGTGGTTTGTTGGTGGCGGTAGATAAACAACCTTACAACTATCACCAAAAAGTTTAACTATCTTATCCATATTCCATAGGCTAGGAGCAATAAGAACATCTGGAAGTGACCAGTCTGTATGTACAAGGTTTCCAAAGAACTCATAGTTATATTGTAGTATTGTCTTAACTCCACGAGATCTTGCTATATCAATAAATCTTGGACTATAAAATGTTTCACAACTAATAACTACGTCAACATCTGTAATAAAATTTGCTATTTCAGTACTTGTTGGAAACCCTTTTAGTGTAGCAGTATAGTTATATCCATCATACCAGTCAAAATGTTGCTTATTTTGATTAAAGAACCTTGAATTAATAACCATAATCTTATCAGGGTTTAGCATCTTAACTAATTCCCTGGTTTGATTACCAAGACCAGTATCATCACATCTTGCAATTATTCCAACTCTCATTCAGAATACCCCCAAATAAGATCATCGCTAGTATACTTTCTTGTTCCTTGACGACCATCTAAATGATATGATCTTTTTATGTTTCCTTCTGGATGGTATATCCATAACTTATGCTTATTCCATCCATCTTCAGAGAATACTTCATATGGAGAAATATCATCTTGAATTCTTCCATGCGTTGTATCTTCAATAAAAGCAAAATCTTCTACCTCTGCAAGAATAACTTTTCTATAGTATTCAACAGTGGAGAGGTGTGGTCTTTGGCTCCACTGAGATGTTTTCATAAATCCATCTTCTAATCCAAACATTAAGTGATTGTGTGGCTCAGGTATTGATGATTCAAAATGAAACCTTATTGTATTTGCTTTGCCATACTCAATCATATCCAAACACTTGTCCCAATCAATTTCAACATCAGGTGTAAGTGGAGCATCTCCCTCAACATAAAGAAGGCAAGTGGTATTAATAAGGTTAATAGTCTGTTTTAACATTGTGCTTTGATGACTATGCTTATCAAATATAATTGGCAAAACATTTTTATATTCGTGAAGACACTTCCATAAAATTCTATTTTTATATTCATCGTAATCTTGTTTGCGATGCAACTGTTCTCTTCTTAATCCATCAATCTGCATTATGATTTCATTATTAGGAAAATGATGTCTAATAGAGTTAATGGTCTCATCTATCATTTCTGTACTTGGGTGCCCAGGAATTATTGATGTTGCAAGAATAATAGTTACATCTCTTTTATGCATTTATCTGCCTCATAATCTTAATGCCTAAATCTCTTTTTTGTTTGATCCACCAACATACAACCTGATGCATATTATTTGGATAACGATCTAATAGTTCTGGAACTAACTTATTAAGTTCATTCCAGTTTGATACATATTTAAATGGAAGATTAATTCCAAACATGTCCTTATAAAAATCTGTTTGTATTCCTTTTGGATCTAGTGTATCTGCTACTGGTAGTGTCAACAACTCTATTGACTCAAAAAATCTAAATGTATCTATTACTGCTGCCCCAGATGGACATGGTGCAATCTTTGCACTTGCAAGTTTAGCATAATAATCTTTTGGTTTGTCTCCTTGTGAAAAACCTTCTGTTGGTCCATACAAAGAATTCTTTAGGTTTGGCATAACATGAGATAACTCTACCCTTCTTTGGTGAGTAATCTGTCCACCAAAATAAACATCGTATTGTTTTTCTTTGTATTCTGGAACATTATCCTTTAAGTGCTGTGGAACACCAATTGGCATTTTATTATATGCTGCATGTTTTTTATGAGGGTATTGAATCCATATGTCAATATTTGGATGACTAATTTTATCTACATCAAACTTAGCATTCTCATCTCCATTAATAAATAAAACAACTCTAGATATTTTACTTAACTCCTTAGATAGTCTATCTTCATTTCCAGCAGTTTGAGGTCCAGGAATTACAACAAAGGCTTTGTCACCTTCTGGAATCTTTGTAACTTTTATTTGATTAATTTCATACTTATCAAATATTTCTTTTATTAGTCCATAATCCCATTTGTCGCTTGCATAATCTTTTCCATCATGAGAATATAGGTATGCATTAATTTGATTCATAATATAAATGCACCTCATGCTGATAGTCTAAAATTGTTTCAGTATATCCTAATCCCTTGATCCATTGTCTAAGATTATATAAAGACTCATCCCATTGCTGCAGCATAAACTCTGGGTGTCCAGATAGCCAAATCTTTGGCTTATACTCTCTAAGCACCCTCTCAGCCCCTCCTAGGACCCTCCATTCGCTACCCTCAACATCTAAGGAAATGGCGGTAGGAGGTTTAATACCATGATCATATACACAAGAATCTATAGTGATTTGACCATATGTATCTCCTTCAAGATACAACTCTTTAAAGCCATGTGCTGCTTCAATAACATCATTAACCTCTGGTGGCCATTCGTTATGGTATATTCTTGAAAGATTATTTATCTTGTCAGATGCAAATCCAGGGATACAAACTAGTGGTAACTCTAAATTATTTGCGCTCCAAAGTAATGGAAAGTGTGACCATACTTTAGGGTTTGGCTCAAACAATACTACTTCTGCTCCCCACATTTGACACAGTGCTGGGAACTCTCCTTCTTCTGCACCAACATAATAAACAACATCACTATTGCCAAGATTATCGTGCATTGACTTTAGTCTAGGCTTCTCCCAACCACTTGGCAGATACCATTCTGGCCTATCTGCACGATGCTTAGGTAGAATAATTTCAAACTCTCCATTAATTACCGACTTTATCATTTCTGTCATTTTATAA